ACGTAAAATACAAATACTAACAGTGATGGAACAAAGAGCTAAAGTTATGGGTAAAAGCCAAGTTGCATCAATAGCTAAAAAAGGGAAGGAAGCGATAAGAAATGCCACTAACAGAAAAAGGTAAAAAAATAATGAAGTCTATGAAAAAACAGTACGGCAAGAAAAAAGGTGAAGCTGTATTTTATGCTTCAAAAAATAAGAAAAAAATAAAAGGTGTAGATAAAAAGAGGAAAAAATAATGGAACCAGAACAAGTATTAAATAATCTTAAAAGAGCAATAAATAGAAGAGTAGAGGCTTTAGCAATCTCAGTAACGTCCGGTGGGGTTGACAATATGGAAACATATAAGTATATAATTGGACAGATAAATGCATTGGAATCAGTGCGTCAGGAAATCTCTAACCTGCAACAAGATAAGGAGCAAAATGAAAACACAGGAACAGTCATCAACATCAAACCAAAAAATAATAACTCCAAATAAAGAATTAATCGGAGTTAAAAAACCAAAGAAAAAAGAAGTTACAAACGAAAAAGCAAAACTTCCTAAACCAACAGGTTGGCGAATGTTAGTTTTACCTTTTCGAATGAATGAAAAATCTAAAGGGGGTGTTTTGTTTGCAAACGAAACAGTAGACAGACAACAAGTAGCATCACAATGTGGAAACGTTTTAGCAATGGGTCCAGATTGTTATGGAGATAAAGATAGATTTCAAGAACCATGGTGCAAGGTCGGAGATTGGGTAATCTTCGCACGTTACGCAGGTTCGAGAATAGAAATTGATGGTGGAGAAGTTCGTCTTCTTAATGATGACGAAGTACTAGCAACTGTGCAAGATCCAACAGATATCTTGCATAAATTTTAACATAGGGAGGAAACTATGCCAGAAGAGGAAAAAAGAAAAGGACCAGGTGATATACCTGTCGATATAGATACATCCGGACCAGAGGTCGATGTAGATATAGAAACAAAAGAGGAAGCAGTTGAAACTGCTCCAGAAACAACGGAACAAGAAACAAAAGAAGTAAAAGAAGAAACAAGTAAAAAGGAAGAAGATGCAAAATTAGAAGACTACAGTAAAGGTGTTCAATCACGTATTGCTAAACTTACTCGTAAGATGAGAGAAGCAGAACGTAGAGAAGCTGCTGCTGTAGAGTATGCTAATGCGTTAGAAAAGAAAAGAAAGTTAGATTTAGAAAGATTTAACAAAGTTGATTCTGAGTACAACACTAAATTTGCAGAGTCCATCAAATCTGAAATGGATGCAGTTCAAAAACAATTAGCGACTGCTATCGAAAGTCAGGATGCGGCTGCGCAAGTACAAGCAAACAAAAGAATTGCTGAGTTAGCTTTTGAAGATGCTAAACTTAAGCAAAGAGCATCAAACGTTAAACAGGATGAAGAACCTGTTAAACTTTCTGATGGTGGAAATTTACCAAGACAAACTCCACAACAAATGCCACAAGCAGATCCTATGGCCGAAGAATGGGCAAGTAAAAATTCATGGTTTGGAACAGATAGAGCTATGACTTTTACTGCATTTGAAATTCATAAGGATTTAGTGGAGAAAGAAGGTTATGATCCCAAATCTCAAGAATATTATCAAGAGATTGATAAAAGGATTAAAGTTGACTTTCCACACAAATTTGGTAATACTGATAATCAAGCAACGAACAGGGCCGTTCAGTCGGTAGCTTCAGCTAATCGAAGCTCAAAACCTGGTCGCAAACAAGTGAGACTCACTTCCTCACAAGTCGCAATAGCGAAAAAATTAGGAGTGCCACTAGAAGAGTATGCTAAACAACTAAAACTCACGGGAGGAGCATAATATGACAGACCAAAAAACTTCACGTGCGGCTGTAACACGGTCAAAGACTGAAAGACCAAAAGTGTACAAGCCACCTTCATCTCTTGATGCACCGCCAGCGCCAGACGGCTTTAGGCATAGATGGATTAGAGCTGAATCAGTAGGCTTCCAAGATAGTAAAAATATTTATGGAAGACTTAGAGAAGGGTATGAATTAGTGAGAGCTGATGAATACAAAGATTCAGATTATCCAACTGTAACCGAAGGCAAATACGCTGGAGTCATAGGAGTCGGAGGCTTGCTCTTGGCAAGGATACCGATAGAACTCGCAGAAGCTCGAATGGCCTATCAGAGAACACAAACTGAAGGACAAGATGAGTCAATTGAAAACGACCTTCTAAAGGACCAAGACAAAAGAATGCCTATCAAAATTGATAGGAATTCAAAGCACACTTTCGGTGGTACTAAGAAGTAATTCCCAAAACTATCGATAGTTTTAATATAAACCGTGCTGGAGGCTTTCTTCGGAAGGCAGGCACATAAGGAGTAATAACTATGGCAAATAGAAACACACAAGGTTTTGGTTTGATTCCTGCAGGTACGATTGGTTCTACACCATCTACTCAAGGTCAAGGCAAATACCTTATTGATGCTGGTATGGCTGTTGATTTGTTCCAAGGCACTGCTGTAAAAAGCGCTGCTGGGTACATTGTCACTGCACAGGCTGCCATCACTAACACTTGTATAGGTGTGTTGAACGGAATATTCTATAACGATGCTACTACTAAGAAGCCTACGTTTGCGAATTTCTACAACCAACCTATTACTCCAGCTAATAGCGAAGACACAACTGCGTTTGTTCTTGACAATCCAAACCAACTTTTTGTTGGTGCAATTGATGCAGCAGCAGCTCAGGCTGAATATGGTAAAACATACGGCTTAACTGTAACTGCAGCAGGTTCAGATCTTTCTGGACAATCAAGTTCAACGTTAACTTACGCTACTAGACATGCTACTAACAATCAATGGAGATTGGTAAGATCTGCTGAAGATCCTGAGAACGACGAAAACGCTGCGTTTAGAAGCGTTGTAGTTGCTCACAACCTAAACCAATACTTCACTGGTGCGGTATCATGGGCATAATCGAATAGGAGTTAAATTATGGCAATATCACGAGCACAGCTAGTCAAAGAACTAGAGCCAGGTTTGAATGCACTATTCGGCCTGGAGTACAATCGGTATGACAATGAGTCTGCCGAAATATACGTTACAGAATCAAGTGACAGGGCTTTTGAAGAAGAAGTCATGTTATCAGGATTCGCTAACGCTGATGTAAAAGCAGAAGGTCAAGGCGTATCATACGATGAAGCGCAAGAGACTTACACTGCACGTTACACAATGGAAACAATTGCATTAGCTTTTGCAATTACAGAAGAAGCAATAGAGGACAACCTTTATGACAGACTTTCTTCTAGATACACAAAAGCTTTAGCAAGATCCATGAGCAATGCTAAGCAAGTTAAAGCTGCAGCACCTTTGAACAACGGTTTACCTGGTGTAACAACTGGTAAATTTACTTCAGGGGATGGAGCAAACTTATTCTCTACTTCTCACAGCACAATTGCTGGGAATGTAAAGAACACGCTTACAACTCAAGCTGACTTAAACGAAACTTCATTAGAACAGTCTTTGATTGACATCGCTGCTCTAACTGATGAAAGAGGTTTAAGAATCGCAGCTAAAGGAGTGAAAATGATCGTTCCTTCTGCGAACCAGTTCAACGCTGAGAGAATCTTAAAGTCTCAGGGTAGAACTCAAACAGCTGATAATGATATCAATGCGATCAACTCAATGGGTATGATTCCGCAAGGATACAGAGTAAATCACTTCTTAACTGACGCTGATTCATTCTACATTATCACGGATGTTCCAAACGGTATGAAACACTTTGAAAGAACTCCATTGACAACTTCAATGGAAGGTGATTTCGATACTGGTAACGTTAGATACAAAGCTAGAGAAAGATACGTTTTTGGCGTATCTGACTATAGAGGTATCTACGGCGTTGAAGGTGCGTAATCTAAACTAATTATGTGGCGGAACACAGTTTCGCCACATTTTAAAAATAGAAAGAGATGGGTGAGAATTTATAAAAATATTCTTTTAAAGAAAGATAGATTAAAACTTTTAAAATTTGTAAAAACAATAGTAAAAGATCTTGGTCCAGATTTTCCTGGTCTACAAACTGACCCTAATCTGCACACCTATAAAGAAATTTTGCCTTTATTAAAAACAATAAAAAAACATTTAAAAGGTTATACTATACAAAAATGTTGGTCTAATTTTAGTGAAGGTAATTATATAGCGTGGCATTCACATCCAGACTGTGATATAAGCATGGTATATTACTTAAAAAATAAATCTGATATAGGTACTGTATTTAAAAAACAAGGTTCAGAAGTTGATGTTAAAAAATGTCCAGAAAATTCTTTGTTGATTTTTAATAGTAAATTAGTACACTCAGTCCCATATCATTTAAAAGAGGAGAGATATTCCATAACTTTTGATCTTATAAAAATATGAAAAAGTTTATAGTAAAAATATATGCATATAAATACTACGCTAAATTTGAAATATTAGCGGAAGATGATGTTGAATCTATTGAAAATTCAATAGTTGACAAACTGGGAGATAAGAGTATAAAATGGGAGTATCTTGGAGAAATGAATGATCCCAAGGTAAATAGAATAACCTATGAGGAGGTTATCGATGGTACACGACCTGTACAAACAAAAGAGGTCCTTGGAGTTGAGGTGGCAACTGGAGTATGAGCAAGAAGGTAGATATACTCTGGATATGGTCAGAATTGATGA